ACTGGCCTCTTCGCATCTCTCAAAAACCATAGGCATCGAGCTTGACTGGGTGATTGCCGATACTGCTCCGGAACAGAAAAGGCAAAGCACCGCAACCACAGAAGATCCCCTTCCCATACTGAGGGCTACTTCCGAAGGCTGAGGGATTACCTCGACCTCGGGATCGGATTTCTTAGTCTGTGGCTCGTCATTCGACTGGCTTTCCTCCTTTGCACCTTCCCGCAGCATCTTTTCCAACGATTCAGCCATGCTGGAGTAGTCCATGTCCTTGATCCTTCGCTGGCGGCATTTGCTCAATGCTTTGAGCAAGCATAGACCGCGAAGGTTTCAGAAACTGGTCGGGCATCCAGCTTGGATAGAAAGCCAGTAACCCGACTGCCTGTTGCCGTAGTAGCGTTATGCCTCCAATGAACCGCCCCGGTCCGTTGCCGGAAAGCCCATGGACTGGGGCCCGAATACTTAGGAGGAAGATGTGAGCAGCGCAAATGCCCAAGGAAAAGGGGCGCCTATTTACTTTCTTCAGCAGGGGGATCAGCTGACTGAAACCGCTGAGCGAAGTCCGATCACTCCCGTGGTTAGAATACTGTTACAACCCGCGCTGCCCTCGAGCCCATTCGATCCGATACCAGGGGCGCCCCTTCATGAAATGACCGCGCTGATCGACACCGGGGCTGAGGGAGTTTACATCGACGAAGATTTTGCGAATCAGAATGGTTTTCTTAGCGAGCGGACCATGACCGTCCACTCTGCATCAGCAACAACAATTGAGCCAGTTTACCCTGCTCTCTTCATCCTCCAAGGATCATCAACGCACTACAAGCAAGCGGCCGAGTTCACATCTGTCCCACTGCGTAAAAACGGCCGTCACTATGATGCAATCCTAGGCATGCAGTTTCTGAGCAATGGCGTGCTTGTCATGGACTTCGACTCGCATACCTACCGATTTGAATTCACTACTCAGGCCAACAAATAGCAGCTCTCTAGTGTCCCAAGAACCATCTTGACTCAATGGGATGACCTCGCAGTCATCCCATCTACACGGCGCAGGAGGCATGATGGGAACAGACCTTGCTCGCGGGTCGATCCTAGTTTCAAGCCTGCCCACAGCCACAGCATCCGCCTTCTGACTGCCCATCTTCCACCTCGGCGGCCATGCCGCTTCATTTCGCGTCCCGATGACGCAACACAAGGCGCGTCCGGTCTAGCCAGGGGCCGCCGAACACGATGATTTCTGATGGCCTGCCGAGCAGGTGGTGCAGCATGAAGGGACCAGACCCGAAGAATTGGGCCTGCTCCTCGGGCAGCTGTGCGTCGGCGCCCAGGTAGATGCCGGCATGGTTTGGGTGCGCAGTGCGCCCCACTGCCATGACGATCATGTCGCCGCGCTGCGGCTGGCTGACCTGGTAGAACCCGGCAGCCTCGTAGGCCTGCTCGTAAAGGCTCGGGCCGTCTGCCTGCTCCCACCATCCCTCCTCCCGGGCATAGACCGGAAACTCCAGGCCCCACTCCCGCTTGTACCAGTCGGCGCAGACCTGCCAGCAGTCCCATGCGCCGTGCACGAACGGCCGCCCCAGCAGAGGCGTGTGTCCGGTCGGGGTGATGCTCCGCAGATCGCCCTCCGGCCACGACAGGATGTACCAGGGCAGACCGGTGGCCTCGCACATAGCCAGGTCGCGCGGTGACGGCCTGCTAGTAGCGTCAGGGTGTGAGTGCACGATGCCGATCACCTCGCCCTGGTCTTCCGCTTCAGCATACTGCTCCGGCGAAATCCGGAACTCTTCAGCAGGGTCGGCGGAGGCGTTTTCACACGGCATATACCTGTGGGAGCGGCCAACAGCGATGATCAGCCCGCAGCACTCGCGCGGGTAATCCGCAGCAGCGTGCGCTTGCACGGCGGCGAGGATGTGTTTGCGCATGGTCAGCTCCGCGCGATGAGGGAAACGGCCGGGAAGCCACCGAAGGGCAGTTGGTTGCCTTGGCCGTGACGGACAGTGCATCCGGTGTCGAGGCAGCCATTACACTGGTCCTTGGCCGGGTCGTCCGTGGGGTTGCCGTCGAGGTCGAAGTAAGGTCCGGTGTATCCGCAGTTGGGGCCGCGGTAGCCGGCGGTCATCGCCCAGTGGCATAGCTGGGTCATCTGCCGGCCAATCGTCTCTCCACCGACATCACCAGGGCTGGCCAGCTCCCAGGCCACCGTCTTGCCGTTCTCCGACACCTTCTGATCGATGTACCAGACCTCAATGGCTTCCTCGGTGGGGTCGGCCTCCGGGTTGCCGGCAGGGAAATTTGCCGCATCCAGGTAGCGCGCCATGGTGTGGCGCATGGTGAGTTTGAACTCGAGCAGGTTGTCGAAGGCCACGCACAGCGCCGTGATCCTTCCGTTGACGTTGCCCACCGTCAGCGTTGGGCGCACGGCGGTACCGTCCGAGTTCGCCTCGATGCCCTCGATCTGCATGGGCCAGGCACCGTACTCGTTGCCCTGCCACCAGATCGACTTGGCCGGTAACTGGTCGGCGTTCGCGCCAGCCGCTGCAAGCTCCTGAGGCGTGTGTGGAATCGCGTGCCCGTGGAATCGCAGCGTGTCCGCTCCGAAATCGGAGCCGTCCAGCTCGAACAGCAGGATCTCCGCACCAGGTTCCAGCTTCTGCAACTGAGTGATCAAGCTCATGGATGAAATGCTCGTTCAAAGGTAGCTGTCAGTACCGCCACGCCACCCGGCTTGCGCTGCTGCCGGAACGTCTCGCACCGGTACAAGCCGAGCACGCCCTCGGGGTTCGTCCACAGAAAGGAGGTGGCTCCCCGGTGCCGCCGGATGAACGCCAGGATGGGCGCGACCTCGTCAGCCAGACCGCCGAACGACAGCGACCAGCTGTCAGACTCGGCGTTCAGTCCATCAGTGGACACCTGGGCGTAGTTGTCACCGAACTGTGATTTCCTGGTGCGCAAGGTGCTGTCACCGCTCGCCTCATCATCTGGCGTCCAGGTGAAGGTTTCGATCGCCATCAGCGTCTCCCGTTACTGTTTCGATAGCTCACGCCGCCGGCCCGCCAGGAAGCGGCAATGGCCCGCTCAGCCACCCCCTGCATCTGCTGCTGAAGATTCTGCTGAAGTGCGGTGCTGTCCAGTTCCATGCCGTCAGCACTCCGGTCTTCAACGTTCACCGAAACCGGTACGTTGAGCTGAACCACCGTAGCCCCGCCGCCGTTGCCGCCAACGACCTGAACGCCAAGTGCTCCGTCCGAGCCCCTGGCCAGCGGCATGATTGCCTCAGGCCCAGCCTCGCCGGCCACGCCCAGGCCGCCATTCGCCATGCCAAAGGCAGTCGGCCGGCTCAGGACGCTGTTGGTAAATGCACCGCCCTTGGCGAACAACTGCACGCCTCCAGACCAAGCACCGCCCAGCGCCTGCGGAAAGTACGCGCTGCCATAGCCAGCTTGCGAAGCACCGAGATTCGACGAGACGGCGCCCGCAGAGCCAGGCGTCATGCCGTTGCCGGACCCGCCGCCGAAGTAGCTGCCTACCGCAGACACACCCAGGCCGACCAGGCCACTGAGCAGTGAACTCGCGGCCTGCTGGCTGGCGATCCTGGCCATGTCCGTAATGACGCTGGTGGCGAAGTCCTTGAAGTTGGCCTGCCCTGTCATGGCGAACTCGGCCACGGCGTCCCGGGCCGTGTTGAATCCAGTGGTAAGCATGTCGTCGGTTGCGCCGGCCACATTCGCCGCATCTGCCTGGATGTTGGCCCAAGCTCGTTTGGCGCCGTTGCGGTAGTCCCGCTGGGCTTGCAGCCTCGCCTCAAACCCGTCGACCTCCATCTGCAGCTCGCGGGCCTGGTAGTCAGCCAGATCAGCCAGCCGTTGCTGGTAGGCGTCCTGGCTGAGCCGACGCGACACATCCTCCTGCTGTTCCTCCAGCTGCCGGCGCGCTTCGGCATACTTCTGACGCACGGCATTCAGCCGATCGGCTTCCTCGCGCTGGTCGTCGCCCATCCCAACCCCGGCAACGTCCGCATTGATGGCGTCTTGTCGGGTCTGGAGCACCACCTCCATGGCCTTGCGGTAGGCCTCGGCGCTGTTGCGCCGGATCTCCGCAAGCTTCTTTTCCTCCTCCGCCCGCTTCTGGATGGTGGTATCGGCGTACGCCGTGTTCAGGTTCTTGATGCCGAGCTCCATCTCGGCGGCGGTGATCTTGCCGGCTGCCTGGGCCTTGCGCAGGCCCTGCACTCCCTCGGCCAGATCGGCGAGCCGCTTCTTCTCCGGCAGCGCCCGGTCGATGATCGCGTCGAGGGCCTTGATCTCATCCTTCAGGGCCTTGGTGCGGTCCTTCGTGCCTTCGGTGGCATCCTTGTTGGCCTTCTTCTGCGACTCGATCGCACTGGCCGCCGAAAGAATCGCCTGGCGATCGGTTTCGGTGAGGTCGGCGTTTTCCGCGATATAGCGGTTGGCGGCCTTGGTCGCATCGCCATTGTCCTGGAGCCCAGCCAGCTGCTTCTGCAGCGTTTCCAGGTAGGTCTGTCCAGCCGAGCTCACGCCGGCTTTCGCAGCGTTGTTCGCCTGGGTGGCCGAGGTGTTTTCCTCGGTCACACCGGTGAGCACGCGCAGGGTTTCCGCGATCAAACCGGAACGCTGATCGGCGTCGCTGACCGCGCCGGCCTGGGTTATCCACTGCTGCACCGTGCCGGCCGGCAACTGCAGGCGGTTACCGACCTCTTGCAGGATCGGCGAAAGCCCTTCACCGGCCGATCGCGCCTCTTTGAGACGGTCGACCAGGCCTTGGTACTCGGCCAACTGCCGGTTGTACAGGCCGCCGGAGTCGCGCGCAGGCGCAGTCACCACGGCAGAACGAATGGACTGTGCCAGGTCGCCATAGGCGTCCTTGACCTTGTCGGTCGCAGTGACCTGCTCCTGCTGCCACTTGACCAGCGATGCTTCGCGCTGGTCCTTGTTGAGCTTTGAGAATTCCTCCCGCAACTGGGCAACCGGCTTGTGCAGGTCTTCCAGGCTGACGCCCGCCTGATCGGCGTTGTTGCTCAGCAGCAGAAAGCTGGCAGCCGCCGTGCCGGCCAACAGGGCAAGCCCCATAGGCCCACCCAGGACGCTGAGGAGCCCTGCACTGACGGTGCGAAGACCAGCCTGTGCAGTTGCTACCGCAGCAGTAGCAGCTGCTTCGCGCTGCCGCGCCTGGGCCAGCTGGATGGACATCTGCGTCTGTACCGCAGTGCCGCGCGCCGCAGCAGCCTCCCGGGCGGCAAGAATGGTTGTGGTCTCGGCTTTGCGCTGATCGGCGATAGCCGCCTGCATCACGGCCTCAGCCTGGGCGATACGAGCCGCCCTGTCAGCCAGCGCAGCCTTCACGGCTAGCCCGGACTTAGCCACGTAGTTGGTCAGGGCTGCAACGCCCACACCGCCCATTGCTATGGCCACTAGGTCGACGTTGTCAGCCAAGGCAATCAGCACGCTCGACAGGCCCGCGACCGCGCCGGTCTGCTCTTCCATGCCGCCCAAGAAAGTCTGAACGGCGTTGCCGATGTTTACCAAAGCGTCCTGCACGCTGGTGGACATGTCGGCAGCAGCCTTGCGGTTGGCCTCCACGGTGCGCAGCAGGCCGGTGTTGATGTCATCAAGCGACAGCTTGCCCTCAACACCGAGCTTACGGATCTCTTCAGCGCTCTTGCCGGTGGCGGCGGCTATCGCCGTGACAATGGTCGGCATGGCCTCCTGAATGGACACCCAGCCATCGGCCTCGACTTTGCCAGTTTGCAGCGCTTTGGAGTAGGCATCCAGCGCAGAGCCTGCCTTGTCGGCAGCGGCGGCGTTGGTCACCAGCAGAAAGCTGAAACTGTCGGTGATGTCGAGCGTCTGCTGAGTGTTGAAGCCCAGGCTGCGCATTACATCGGCCGTACGAATGTACAACTCTTGGGCCTCTGCCAAAGGCCGGTAGGTTTCCTGAGCCGTACGTAGCAGGTGCTCCTGCACCATCTGGTATTCGCCGGCACTGCCAGCGGCAGCCTTCATACGGTCGGACATCTGCCCATAGGCGTCGACCTGCTTGATGATGCCACCGATTACGCCTGCACCGGCCACAGCAGCAAATGCGCCACGGATCAACACACCGGCCTGCTGGGCCGCACCACCGGCACTGTCGAATGCAGAGTCTACCTGCGCCAGGTTGCGATCGATCGACTGTGAGGTGCGCGCCACCACCTCGTCGGCGCTGGCCAGCTCTCGGCGCAGCTGCGCCGTGGTAGCCTCGATCTGGACCAGCATTCCCTGGACTTGTTGGTCGGCCATGCAAATCTCCAAGCACAAAAAAACCGCCAGCAGGCGGCACGCTATCTACTGTTTGGGCCGCCCTCGCAGGAAGCTTTTCAACTTGTCCGCCACGCCCTGGCGGGTCGGCGGCTTCGCGCTGGCAGCCGGGGCCTGCGCTTGGCCACGCCCTGTCCAGTCAAGCCGGGCATCGAGCGTGAGCATGATCTGTGGGATCGGGGTGTGCCATGCGGTGTCGGGCGGCCAGCCGAGCCAGCCGGTAGCAACGCCGAACAGGTAATCGACGTAGCTCCCGTTCCTCACTGCGCTGTGCTGGCCGCCTCGTCCTTTCCCCGGGCGGCCACGCTCGGCGGCACCGGGTTGAGCAGCACGGTAATGAAGTCAGTCAGCTGCCCCGAAACCTTAGCTACGCCGGTGCGGAACACATCGCCCGCGATGACCGCGTGCTCGTCCGGTTTGAGATGGGCGCCGGCGATGATGATATCCGCGCAGGCGGCGATGCTCATCAGCCTCATGGACTCCAGCGCAGCCCGCAGCCCGCCGAAGCGGGATTCGATGAGCAACGCCGCGTCCAGGGTTGGTTTGAGGGTGTAGGTGCGGCCACCGACCACCAGGGTGGTGGTGCCGTACAAGGCTTCGCTCATTGGAATTCTCGCAGTAAGGGACGGGGCTCAGCCCCGCCGATCAAGGGACAGCCGGGCCGGCCGGGATTTCGATGATGTCGGTGTTGATCGCGAACGTCATGTTGCGGCGCACCACGTTGTCAGCCGAGCCTGCGGCCACGGTGTTGTTCATGACCTTCACGCCGAAGTAAAAGGTAGTGGGCAGGATGGCGGGGGTAGCAGTCGGGTCGCCGTCGTTGAGCGTGATCTTGACGTTGTAGTTGCCCTTGGTGCGGTCCTTGTGTGCAACCGCAACCGCCTTCTGACCTGCGTCGCCGGCGTCCAGGCCAACCGCCAGGGTCATGTTGCCGGCGTCGGCGGTACCTTTGTACTTGCGCACTCGTCCGTCGCTCAGAGCGGTGAAGTTTACGGCGCTGAAGGTGTCGCCGAACTCGCCCAGGTCTTCGATCTCGCCGACCTGGACATAGGTGTCAGCCTCATACTCGGCAAGGGTGGCCGGGGCGGTCTTGCCACCAAAAGCGAGGCGGCAGCCGGCGGCTGTGTTGAGGTTGTCATCGGCCATGGGGGATCCTCCAAATGGCATTGGATAAAGCCGCGGCGCGGCCGGTAGGTGATTCAGTGGGTGGTGATCACGCGGACGGTGATCGAGCCCTGATAAGTGATGCCGTCGGCGTCGCGCTGGGCGTCGGCCTGCTCGACCCGGACAGACACAGCACGGCCCACCTCCAGCGGCAGACGTCGTTCGTCGAGCGCGGCGATGACTTCGCCGTTGATGCGCTTCACCTCGGCCTGGCCCACGGTGTCGGACCAGACAGACAGGTACAGCAGGCGCGTTTCGCGCTTTCGGCCAGAGATCGGGCTGCTATTGACCGAGACCTCCCGATCGATCGACACATAGGGCATGTCCGCATTCAAAGGCGCACCGTCGTAGATCGGGCAGCTGACCTCGGCTTGAAGTCTGGCGAAGATAGCCTCCTGCAGGGCCAGAGATGGGTCAGCCATTGCCTACCCCCTGGCTCGCCTTGCGCAGCGTGCGCCGGACAGCTTCCTGAAGGTCAGCCATCACGTATTCGCGGTTGACGTCCAGCGACGGTCGCAGCCACGGGTGAGCGGGCCTGGCGGGTATGTCCGGGTACTTGCCGAAGAAGTGCTGCCCGTCCGATTTGTTCTTGGTGTCACGCTGACGGAGGGCGTTGCGGCGCCCTTTCAGCTTCGACTTGTCGCGGTTGTTGGTGTGCACACCGCCAACCGCGTTGCGATCGGCTCGCTGGTACATGCTGCCGGAATAGCCTTTGGTGCCATATTCGAGGAACCGCAGGTAGAAGAATCGGCGGTTGTCCCGCTTGCCCCTAATGCCGACTTGGGCATCCAGCCCGCTGGGTGCGACGTACACCCGCAGTGCTGCCGACGCAGCGCCAGTATCTTTCGGGATCAGCTGCTGCTGGGTGGCCAGCACGCGCGCGGCCGCTTTGGCCATGGCCGGCTGCAGTTCGTTGTCCATCGTCTGGTGTATGTTGCGGAGCGTCCGGCGCAGCCGGATATCGCCACGTATACTGGACCGGCGCGCCATGGCCTACTCCTTGGCCTGAGTGGACATCGCTGGCTTTTCGAGTTCAGCGGCCTGGTCTTTGATCTCCACGGCATAGCCGCGGGCAATCAAACCTTCGCCGTATTCTTTCTTGACCTCGAAAACCTCGCCCTTCTGGCGTTCGCCAGTGGCGCCGGTCAGCGGGCCCAGTGCTTGAATTTTCATGGTTCACCTCATGGGTTTGCCACCGATGAGCACAGAAGCCTCATCAGCGTGTTTTCGTTGTCGGGTAGCACAGCCTGGACCTCGTATGTGACCCCTCGTCGAGTGAGCCGGCAGCGGCCTGCCACGATATCGGCGCGCGGCCTGGAGATAATTTCGGCAGTGACGACGGTCTCCAGCTTCTCAGCGATTGGCGATACCCGGCCGCTTGGGGTCCGAATCTCGCCCCACATTTCAGGGCGTTCAGCTGGAAGCCACGTCACGGTGGCGCCCCCGGATTTAGTACGCTCCTCGTGTCGAATGGTCACTTGGAGTCGATGACGCAGCGGGCCGGATCTCATACGCCCCACCCGATTCGATGTGGCGTCAGGAGCGCCACCGAGCCTTTCGGCAACTCGGTCGCAATGGTCCCGATCACAACGTCCTCACGGTTCGCGTAAAGGTGGCCGAGGATCAGCAAGCAGGCAGCTTTGACCTGCTTGTTGCAGACCATGGGGGACTCGCCGGCATCGTCGGCAGCGACAGCTTCGTCCAACGCCTGCTGATCTACGTAGAAGCGACGGTTCAGATAGTCCATCGCCTGCCCTTCTGCCGCCTCGATTAGAAGTTCCAGGTATTCGTCATCATCGTCGGGGTCTCGAAGATGGTGACGGGCAATGTCCAAGCTGATGACCGACATACGCTCACTCCTTCAGAGGCTCAAGCGATGCCAGCTTCCGTTCAACCAGCTCTTCAGCATGGCGACGAGGCACCGAATAGGCTGGGCCACCGCGACGGCGAAGCTCGCCCTCGTCGATGTACGACCTCAGCGGATAGATCTCAAGAGTCGCAGGGTTGGGGTTGGACTTGGCCTGATCCACTGCGGCCAACTTATCGGCACCGTTGCCGCTATCAGCCAAGTCTGAGGTAGCTTTGCCGGAAGATTCGAATGCGGCAGCGTCAACAGCGAAGATGCCAGAACTGGTCCCTTGCTCGCCTGTGACGGCATCCGTGCCAGTGCCGGGGGCTGCCTGTAATTCTGGCGTCACCAGACCCGAGCCTCCCGCTGGCCATGGAGCAGCTGCAGGGGCGCCCGAGCTACCCGAGTCACCGGTATCTGAAACAAGAGCACCGCCAGGCGAAAGAGGCGAACCGGCAGCTTCTGACGGGTCGCTATTGGAATCAACGCCTGAGACCGGGTCCTTCGCGTCAGTCGTGGGCGCCTGTGTTTCCTGTTTACGTGCCATTGGATTACTCCATTGGGCGCCATTTCTGGCGCCGCGTTGCGGAAGGGTTAAGGCGTGACCAGCGGACCAGTGACGAACGCTTCGTCGCGGTAGATCGCGAACGCCAGTCGTTCTTCCGCGCGAATGGTCGCCATGTTTTTCTCGAAGTCATCGCCGTTTTCAGTCGAGATCAGCACTTCGATTTCCATGCGGTCGAAGATCTGTGCGCCGAGCTTGAAGGCGCCCACCAGGAAGTCGTTCTGGGTCATGGCCTGAGTCGAAACCACTGGACGATTCCAAAGTTTCGCGTTGGTGCCTTCCTGAGGCTGGCCGATGATGTACCGGCCCTCGCCGTCCTTGGTCAGCTCAATGGCCGCCCAGTCGATGGGGTTCAGCACGATTCCGTCCGAGGGAAAATCGGCCAGCTCCGCTTGCAGGAGCGCCAGGCGCAGACGGTCGATCCGTTGCTCACCTACCACCGTCAGTCCTGCCTGCGGTGCATACAGCTGGGCAACAGTCACAAGCCCCTGCAGGTTGGCACCCGTGCCGTTGCCGTAGAGCAGCTGGGCTTCTTCCGCCATGTTCAGGCCGTAACGAGCGCGACCATCGATGTAGCTCTGCAGCGCCTTGGCGTCGTCGAGCATCTGCCTACTAGCTTTGAACAGGTGGGCAATGGTACGGACGTTCGCGGTGGTCAGCGCGAAGGTAATGTCGGAGTATGGCTTGGCGGTGTTCTCCGCAACGGTACGCGCGTTGTTGGTGTAACCAGTCTCACGGATGTACTCGATGGAGTTCGACTCCGTCTCGCCCGGCGCCACCAGGTCACGAATCGTCAGTCGGCGCTGTGGCGGTGCGACGACGCCGGCCAAGCGCTGTGCAGGAACCAGGTCGCCGCCGGTAGCAGTGGTGATGGCGGCGCGCGGTACGGAGACGCGACGCGAACCACGGAAGGAGGAGCTCATGTCCTGCATTTCTTCGCTACCGACCACCAGTGCGCCGACCGACTTCTGCGGCTCATCCTGATGGCTGCGGTCACGGCTGGCGTTCACCAGCTTCTGCTCAGCTTCGCCAAGGCGGGCACTGAGCTCACCTTGCTTAGTCAGCAGTTCGTCGACCTTGGCGCGGGTTTCGGCGGTCATCTCGCCGGACGCCTTGATCTGCTTGTCGGTCGCCTCGGCCTGCGCTTTGATCTGATCACCAATGCCCTTCAGGCTGGCATTGAGTTCTTTGACTTGGGCTTCAAAGTCCATGGTCACTTTCCTTTCAAAGAGTTGAGGAGGTTGGTTGCCGCGCTCAGAGAGGCGGATAGGTCTGGCGCGACAGCGCGGGGCTTATCGGTCGAGGCAGCGTTATGCGTGCCCCCGCCGGCAGCGCGAGGCATACCGGACTTGAAACTGGCGAACAGCTCGCGACGCTCGGACCGAGGCATACCGCCCTTGGCCAGGGCAACATCCATGGCCTTGAGCGCATTGGCTTGGGCGGCGTCTTCGGTTTCGCGCTCAGTGACCTCGGTGGACGACAGCAGCCCGGTGGCCAGGCCGAGCTCCACGGCACGCTTGCCGCGGATGTAGGTTTCGTCGTCCATCAGCTCGGCCATGTCATCAGCCGACTGCCCGCTGGTCTCGGCATAGAGCTCAGCCATCGCGGCGTCGAACTCCTCCATGTCGTCGGCGATGTCGCGCAGGTAGTTGCGATTGCCGGCGAGATAGGTCCAGCAGTTGTGGATCATGAGAAAGGCGCTGCTGGCGACCTCTCGTTTCTTACCCGCCAGGAAGACGATCGATGCAGCGCTAGCCGCCATGCCGAGTACCTTGGTGGTGACCTCATGGCTGTGCTCCTGCAAGCGGTTGTAGATGGCAATGCCTTCGAACATGTCGCCGCCAGGCGAGTTGATGTAAACGGTGACATCACGCTCACCGATCGCACGGAGTGCGGCATCGATCCGTTTCAGCGTGACGCCCTCGCCGTACCAGTCCTCGCCGATCACGCCGTACACCGTGATGGTGTCCGAGGTGTTCTCAACCGCCGCCTGGATCGCGGGGTTCCATTTTTCGAGCGCGCGCGGGCTCATCTCGCTGCGAAGGCCGCGAGACTGGATTTTGTGCTTCATGGATTGCTCCCGAGATTTACTTTTCCGGCTGTTGGAGCCAGTTCATCAGTGTGGCCCTTACGGCCTGACCATCGTTTTGCTTGCCCAGCTGGTCCAACGGCACCAGGTTTGACTGAACCGTCAGGACATCACCGCCAGGCATGTGCGGCATGTTGTCTTTGCGGCGACCTTCGTTTCGAGTGATGAAGCCGTTCTGGGCCATGGTGCTGAGGTACGCCGCGCGCCCGGAGCTGTCAGCCCTCAAGAACGCCTCGAGAGAGAACTCCGAATAGAAGTTGATCCGGTCTACCGCCGTCATGCACCACTTGTTCACGCACTGCTCGATCGGCGCGGTGAAGGACATGATGCAGTACGTGAGAAATGCTATCTGCTGCTGTTCCAGGCCGGTGCCCCAGTTACTGCCCTTGTCTGTCTTCATCACCATCCAGGGCGGAACGCCGAACCAGCGGCAGATTTCCTCGATGCTGTGCCCTCTGGACTCCAACAGCTGCGCATCGGCGGGGTTGATGCCAATCATCTCCGGCTTTACGCCTTGCTCGAGCACCGGGCTCTTGCCGGCATTCAATGCTCCGGAAATAGTCTGCACGTACTCTCGAAACTCGACGCGCTGAGCTTTGTTCAGAGTCTTGTCCACCGAGAATGCGACCGTGGGCATCATGCCGTTGCGGAAGGTGCTGTTGGCCGCGTCGTCAGCCGACATCGCCGAGCCGAACACATCAGCACCGTACCGAATAGCAGAAAGACCAACCCGACCATCCAGGGTAAAGGCTGGGATATGCAGCATGTTCTGCCGTTCGATCTCCCGGCGCGCGCCCTTTCTTGGCCTGAAGAAGTATCTGATCCGGTCATCATCATCGAACTCAAGGTCTATTCGAGACGGCATCAGGAAGTCCAGGGCAATCACGCGCCCTGCAGAGCGGTGGATCTCGCAATAGGCATTGCCCCACAACAGCATCGAGGCAACCACTGCCTGCCAGAAATGGAAGGCAGCCATGTCTTCGTTGGGACTGGTGTGCACCACGTCGTACAGCGGGAAGTCCCGGGCACTCTCGCGACTGCCATCAGGCATCCGCCGGTAGATGCTCAGCGGCAAGCCGGCCACCGAGGTAGAGATGATGCGGACGCAGGCCCACACCGTGGAAAGACGCATCGCCTTGTCCACGCTGACCGACTTGCCACTACTAGACTGAGAGCCCAGAAAGGCGCTCCAAAAGCCACCGTCCGACAGTTTTATGCTCTTGCCCAGCCATTCACTCGTGCTGGCCGACGGCTTGGTAGCTGCCGCGCCCAATGCCTGAGATAGGGTTTTAATCACTGGTCAGCCCTCGGCGAAGGAAGCCGGCGATACAGAAGAGGCTCAGCGACCCCGCGAGCAAGGCCCAGCCAGTACCAGCCAGAATCCATACCCCGGCACATGCCAGGCAGAAACCCACCAGAGCGCAGGCGATGAAAATGTGAAGTGCGTTCATGCGATCAGTGGGTCCCGGATGCCAGCCATGAAGTTTTCCATGCCGCCCAGCCCCTCTGGATTGAGGGCCATAAGCGTCACAGCGTTGAAAAGAGCCATCAATGGGTCGATCTTTGCCGAGCCGCTGGCCTGTTTGGTGATCAATATCGAGTTGCCCTTGGGTTCGACTTTGGCGTTGCCGCAGCACCAGGCCATCATCGGCTGGCCACCGTGCAGCAGCGTGCCCTCGGCCAGTTTCCGCTCGGCGGTCTTGATCGCCCCGCCCAGGCGCCAGCCCTGCGAGATGCCGTCGATCTTTTCGCGCGGGATACCCACAGCCTCCAGCGCATCGAGAATCGCTCCGACGCCGGCCGGGTCCAGCCCAACCTTGTCCAGCAGACCGGCCTGCTCGACCTGCGCCACCAGCTGAGCCACCTCCTCGATGTCATCGCCAATACGTTCCACCAAGGTCAGGTGGCCATCCTTAGCGAAGTCACGGATACGTGGCGCTTCGGCTTTTCGCCGCTCAAGCACCGAAGGGTGAGCCCAGGCGTGGGTCCAGCTCAACCAGCGACGGGTTCCCTGCTCACGCCCTACCGCGGCCAAGCCCAAAAGGTCATCCAAGCCGCCGCCGTCGATGCCGATATCGATCACCTCGCAGCGTTCAATCAGATCCTCAAGTGTGCGACATAGCTCGGAAGCCTGAACCTCCCAAAAGTCTGCACCCGCCCAGCGATCCGAGAGCAGCGCTAGGCCGATCTCGACGTTGAGGTGCTTCGCCAGGAAGCCCCGGAACGACTCCTCACCATCCAGCTGCGCCTGCGCATAGCCGCGCTCGATAAACGGCTCGTCAACCGACAGCCCCAGGTTGGGGTTGGTGATGTAGGCGTTGGAGAAGTCCCGGTGCGCGCCAGCATCAAGCATCGCTTTCGGGAACTCGTACAGCACCGGCAGAAAGGACTTGTCGACGATCTCACCGTCCCGAACCTTACGGGCGTACATCAGCTTTTGCCGGAACACACCGGCCGGCGGAGCATCGGACTGGGTGGTAGCCCAAATGATGAAGCCCTCAGGCCGTGACGCCAGGCCACCGGTGGCCTCTCGTAGCATCGCTTCGGCGTTAGCGCGTTTGCCGAACACCCATAGCTCATCGACAAACACGCCGATGGCTTTCTTGCCTGACACCGTCTCGCTGTCAGCGGCAACCACCTTGAGCGTGGCGTTGGTCTGGCGATGGGTCACGGTACGCAGGTGGTCTTGCACCTTGAGCAAGGCATCGAGCTCCTCATCCGCTCGCACCATGTCGCGAATCGGGATGTAGGAGTTGTCCGCGATCTCCTTGGTGGGCGCCAGGATGATGAACTCCCCGGATGGGCGCCAGTTGAGGATCAGTGCCGTGAGCATGATCCCGGCAGCGATCGTCGACTTCCCGTTCTTTTTGCTGATCAGCAGCATGAACTCGCTGACGAGGCGCCGGCCTTCGTCCGGATCGTAAGCTCCGAAGATCGCCGCAACGAACTGGTTAACCCAGTCGCGCACGGTCTCGGACATCAGCGGACTGCCGGTGGCATCGACCATGCGCAGCGCGCCAAATACATCAAGAGCTTCTTCTGCTTCGGTGGGGAACAGCGGCTTGAAGGGAATTAGGCTCTGGCGCGCAACGATGCGCTGCTCCCAGTCGGGGCATGCGGTTGTCCAGTTCATCATTTCACCGACCGCAGCGGACCGCGCCGAGCGCCGAACTTACCGGTGGCAGCCTCGGCGGCCTTCTCCTTGGCCTGGTCTTTCTTGCCGCTCTCCCCTTTGCGCGGATGCACGAACGGCATCAGGGCCTTGGCTGCATCAACTCGGAGCTTGGGCTCACTGCCCAGGTCGTTCATCACCGAGAGCAGGAAGTCCTTCGGATCGCGGTGCAGCAGCGCCTGGGTCAGGTCAAAACCAGCAAGCTCTGGCTCCAGTTCATCGTCAGTTACCTGGGCCGATTCTGACGCCTGCTCGGCCTGGTCAGAGGGCTCCGCAGCGGGCTTGGCTTTAACATGCGCTTTAACATCGCCTTTAACATCTGGCGGCATCAGGCCCAGGGCGCGGAGCTTGAGTAACTCAGCCGCCACATCCTTGTCCTTCACCAGCCGAGACCCCGCCGCAGACGCTGTCTTCTCGGAATAGCCAGCCGCCACGGCAGCGTCCCGATTGGACGCACCTTCCCTCAGCGCAGCGATGAATGCGCGCTTGCGGGATGTTAAAGCCATTTAACAAAAATCCTGTGGGGGAAAAAAATCTGTACGTGGGGTCGGTGGCGGTCTAGCTAGATGAGAATCCCAAGCTTTTGACCCCCCTACCCCTTTCGCGGCACGTCACTGGCATGCCTCTACATCGCCGTGCGCGGGTTTCGACGATCCGCTGACGCCTCAGCCACCCAGTCCCGCCGCCTCCTCGGCCTGCTTGACGGAGTCGTGGCAAAGCTTGCAGAGGCTCTGCCAGTTGGTCTGATCCCAGAAGAGAACCTTGTCTCCACGGTGAGCAACGATGTGGTCGACAATCCCGGCGGCAGTTGTGCGACCGTTCCTCTCGCAGTAGATGCACAGCGGGTTATCACGCAGATACTGCTCTCGCGCCTTCTGCCATCGATAGTCATAGCCACGCTGGGAGCTGGTCATGCCGCTTCGCCAGCTGCTGGGTGTGACAACCTTGACCCGTGAGCCTGCGCTCTCCTTGATGCGAGAACCGAGCGTCTTGAGCCTGGCCATCAGCGCACCTCAACCTTCAGGCCGCGACCGACCCAGTAGGCGATCCGACCAGGGTTCGGATCGCACCCTGTGACCTGCGCCATTGCCAGCACGCCAGCCAGGTAGTACTTCAACCACCAGCGATGACGGCAAACGATCGTTGTATACACCCTAGCCATGCCGGTGCTCCTCATCTCTTGTACCAAGTCATCTGATAGCACCGCGCATCAGGCGGCACCTCGGCGATCGGCCAGCGCAGGCAGTCCATGTGCTTTCGCTCTGGCCTGGTGCGGCTCACCCTCAGCGTCTGCACCAGGTAGGCAGAACCGGCAGCAGTGGTGATGTAGTCGCCAACCGCGATGCCATCGGCGCCGTCCATATACAGCTTGCAGGGCGTAAAAGGCGGCTTGGTCATGTCAGCAGATCAGGCTAGGGATAGGCTGGCCTTGGTCCGCGACCCTGGTGGTCAACTTCGTTACGGCTTGGGCCTGGGCTGGGCCGGAGCCACCGACGTGAAAGCCGTACTGCGGCGTCACCTTCACGAAGACCGCCTGCAGATGCTCAATGATGGACTTCCACTGCTCAGGCGTTGGGCGCTCGCCACCATTCAACTCAGCGAAACCGTTGAGCCAGTAAGCGAACTGCTCGGGCGTCATGCGCGGCTGAGTCGGCTGTGAGATGTTCGCGCTGGTGATGGTAGTAGCAAGTGTCATGGGATTACCTCAACTGTTCGCGCCACGAAACGGCGCAACTCGAATTTGTGGCGCGGGTCAGTCCACTCGCACAATCTTGGCGACGTTCCCCTTAGCCCGGCACACCAAGATGGCGGCCAGTAGGTAGAACGCGGTGTTGAACCAGGACACGTCGGCGAACTCGTCATGGAGCACCATGCGGCCAATGAGACTGACGCACTGCATGCCGGTGACCGCGCAGGCCGCCCAGGCCATCAGGGAAACGCCCAGCTTGTAGCGGGCATCGGGGTATGGCCGATAGCGCAGGCCGATCATCACGAAGATGACGGCGCACAGGGCGGCCTGGATGACAGCAACCATTCAACCCTCCTTCCTGGCTCGCAGGCGGAAGACCCACTGCAGCCAGCTCGGCATGCGCCCGGTTTGCATCCACTCCAGCAAACCGGAGAAAGTGACCACGCACAGAACACCGCAGACAAAGGCGCTGAAACCGGCGGTCTGGGTCCAGGCCCGGCCCATCAGTTCAGCCGCACCGAAATAGCCACCGATCCAACCGGCCAGAAGGTAGCCGACGCGACGCCAGGTGCTGATGTCCTTGGCGAACACCACATAGAAGAAAGCCCCGCCGAACGCGCCGACCAGGGCAGCAAGATCCAGCTGAGGAAATGCAGCACCCAGGCCGACGCTGGCAAGTACGCCGGTCACTGCGAGGGCGCCGGTACTTGGCTCGGCCATAAGCACTGCTCCATAAAAAAGCCCCGGCATTCGCCAGGGCTCTGTGTCGATAGAGAACTAGGATCAGCTTTCTTTGTTCAGCCGATCCAGCAAGTCATGACCGCTCCAGGTGAGCTTATAGCAGTCGGAACCGGCAAGTGAGGGCTCACGCCGGACAAAACCCCCACCCGTAAGTAGATCCAGTTGGTATTCGAATGAAGCAGAATCCGAGACGGTAATGAACAAGCCATCGCGCAGCTCATCACGCCGAACACCGCTAGATGGAGAGTTCTCCTCCAGCCAGCCCAGAACTCTCTTGACCAGCTTCAAATCACGAAACATCTCATCTTTCCTTGAATACAGATATAACAAAGCCCGACACTAAGGCCGGGCTTTCGAGAGTCAGTCCTCAACGTGCGCAGGAATGACAGGATGGGAATAATTTCTCTCACTCTCTCACTGATGTCAATAGGCAATTATGCGGCGTCTTTGATCAGCAGGCCTTCTGCCTCAAGGATCACCCGCACCTCTCGCAAAGAGTCGTTGATCATGCCATCCAGCTTTTCCTTGATTCCGGCACGCCAGCGGTAGCGTGTGGGCTCCGATGTAGCATCTAGGTCCCAGGTGTTCATGTCGTAGAAGCTGTCCGGCAGAATGATCAAATCCTCGGCCAGAGCCTCTGCCTTTTTACGTTCAGCCTGGCCAGCGGCCAAGGCAGCATTGACCAGGTTCTCGCGGCGCCATTCAGGCGCATCCAGCGGAATATCAACCGCAACCGAGCGAGGCCCCTTGCGGCGTGCCCCCTTGAGCTTTGGGATGGCCCAAGTGGTCACGGCCTTGTAGATGAACAATTGAGGGGCCGGGCTGGCAATCAACGGCGCGATAGCCGTGATGCCCTGCAGCCGCTTTGCCTTGTTGGTGGCGTACTTCGCATTGAGTGCGCTCCAGTGCCGTGGAATGAGCAGATGATGGAGGCGCGCAGACAGCCAGTAATCAACCTGGGCCCGGTCAAAGCCGCCTGACAGGCCTCCAAGCGAAGCCAGGCAGCCACCCTCTTCTTCTGCCGACTTGTATAGCTTTTGCCATGCCTGGCCTTTCGCAGCACCTTTCTCTCCTGCCGCCAGAGCGGCAACTACTGCACCTGATACGCTGTTGTAGATCATGTCCTTCCCCCTCAATCGCCGGTGTGGTTGGTGCCGCCGGCGCCGCGCCGGTTGCTTCCCTGATATGTCGCCTCAGGCCCGGATGCCTGAGGGTTCTTCAACTGCTCGATCTGCCGTGTCGCGGCCTGCAGCTTCAGGCTGAGCTGGATCACCAGTTCATCCAGGGGCAGGGCCTCGCCAGTTGCGGCATCTACCCAGCCTGAGCCGTTGCAGTGGCCGCATGGCATCTCGTAAAACAGCTCCTTTATGACCGCTCTCCCACGGCACAAAGGGCAGTTACTCAACTCGATCACGGCCTTCTTGAAAGCCGGGCCATGGCTTTTCTTCATCCCAGCACGCTCAGCCCATGGTCAAGGATGGCTGCCCGGCATTGATCAATAGCATCGTTGAAGCTCGGCTGGACGAAGCCCTGCGAGGCATATGCCTTCCCTGGCAGGCAGACAAGAACCGACTTACGGGAAGCCTGCCAAGCCCACCAAGCAACAGCCGTTTCACGATGAACAAACCCGCCTTCACACCATTCGAAGCGACACTCTTGGATGTTCATTCCTTCGGCTAGAAGCAGTCGGCGGTAAGCCTCGATGAACTGATCCCGGAGAGCCTCGGGCTCGGAAATATTCATTTCGAATCCTCGCTAATAACTAATTCGCTAAGGTCGCCCGAGGCCTCGCCGCCGTTGGCTTGTGGCGAATTCTGCGGGATTTCAAATAAGGCCTCTTTAAGGCCGTGGATGGCGGTGAATCCGATCCGGTCAAGCCACGCATGCCACTTCTCCAGAGCCAACTTGCGCTGCTCCATGGCCTGCGTGTGGATGTAGGTGCTAGCGATCTTGCCCAGCGTGTGGTTCAGCAGCATCTCGCCGATGTGGCCGTCGATGCCGAGGTCTGTCCAGGTGGTGCGGGACACCTTGCGCAGGTCGTGGCTGGTCCACTCGCCCTGCCCCAGTCGGGTGAACACCATGCTCGCCTGGGTCTCGCTCAGGCAGTGGCCACGACGGTTCGGAAACAAGTAGGCGCCCTCATAACCCTGTGCCCGCTGAATCGCTCGGTACCGGATCAGCAACGCCGTGAGCTGAGCGGTCAGTGGCAGGCGGTGCTCGGTGCGGGTCTTGGTGTGAGCTGCGGGAATGAACCACTCGGCGGCAGCCAGGGTCACGTCACTCCAGCGGGCCATGCGGGTTTCGCCGATTCGGGTGCCGTGGGCCAGCATCATCAGGCCCAGCATGGCGTCGGTCGGGGTCGCCTCGAATGCCTGAGTCAATTGCTGCATCAGCTCGGGCAGGTGCACACCACGCAGGCGGGCTGCCTTGGGGGCGATTCTCGCCTTGGTGAAGTCACTGAAGCGCACCCCGGCCAAGGGATTGCTGTCGATCATCTCCAGCTTAAAGGCTTGGCGGAAGGCGGTCAGCAGCATGCCGAACATCTGCCGTAGATAGGACAGCGATAGCTTGGCCTGGGCTGGCCAGATCAGGTGCTTGTCGATCAGCTCGGCGGTCACGTACTTGACTGGAAGATCGCCCAGGCATGGGCGAAGGTGCTGCCCGATGGCGGAGCGGGCGGCGGCTTTGCGCTTTGCAGACAGCGAACGGTCGAGCGCCATCCGGCCGGCGTACCAGTCGAGCAGCTGGCCCACGGTAGCCATGCCCGAAACCACAAGTGCTGTAGCCGGCTCACGCAGCAGGCGCTGACGCAGCGCGGGCAACTCGGCAATCACCGCCGAAACGCTCAGTTCCGGCCAGCGGGCGACCGGCACCCACTTCTTGCCGCGCACCAGGTGCCAGGTGCCGCGCTCGCGGTTGCTCCAGAAGCGCAGGTACAGGCCGGGGTGCCGCGGGTCGCGCAGGTCGCGCACCGATTTGTCGGCGGCCTGCCGGCGCACCTCGGCCTCGCTCAACTTCACCTCCCGAGTTGCAGTCATGCGGCCACCGTTGCTGGCAGCATCAGGTATGCGCGCAGGCATTCCATGGCGTCGAACTGACCTCGGCACACCACGGCCAAGTAACCTTGCGCGTTCAGGCGACCGATGCAAGCCTGCTGGCTGAGCGAGACATCCGCAGGATTGACTGTTGCCTTGAATTCGATGAATAGGCCGAAATATCCACCGCGAGCCATAGTCAGTTGCAGGTCAGGAATACCCGCCTTCACACCTTGGGCCTTGAGTCTCTTGCCTTCAGCCATGCCTCGGAAACCGCCGTTTGGGATGTGATGCAGGTGCACAAAAACCTCGGGATATCGAAGCTCGACCTCTTGCATCAGGGCAGCCTGTTCGAGCCCCTCGCGCTCGACACGCTTTGCCCTAGGCTTCTTGGTTTTTTGCGAACGAATGGCAGCGGCGCTCATGCGACGAGAACCCCCTCGCTGATCAACTGGGCCTGGGTGCGCATCACGCCCTCTGCGTGATACTGGCGGGCGGTGTCGCGATCCACGGCGCGGCTGCGCCCGTCACAAGCGTCGTGGCAGGCGCTGCAGGACCAGGCGCCTTGCAGGTCGTGCGGCTTCTTGCCGACTCCGCAGGTGCCGGCCAAGCGGTAGTGCGCAAGGACGGTGGTCTCGGGATTGCCATTGCATACGCCAGGGATACGCACCTGGCATTCGCGGCCGCGTGCGGCCATGGTTAGTTTTGATTGCCGCATGGGCTGTCTTCTCCATGAAGATCTATGACGCGGAAGGTGTTAGGCCACATGCACTGGCCATGGCTACGAGCTGCCTGCTCGTCGCGATACAGCGCCATCGGTTGGGCTGGCTCGTGGGCAAGATCCAGCAGGTCGCTGCGGCAATACAGCGCCCATCGATACTCGGGAAGCTTGGGCGGCAGGTGCATTGGGTCAGTCATGCAGCGGCTCCTCGTTGGGCATAGCGAGATCTCAGGGATCGCTCGGGCGCAGGCGCTTTGGCGGGAGGCTGCCAGCTCGCAGAGAGGCTTTCGAAACGGTTGAACTGTCCCAAGAACGCCGCGCGTACGGTTCCGGTTTCAATGTCACGACCTTTCCCTACGATGATTTCGGCGATGCCTTTGAGCTCGCTGTCTTCGTGGTAAACCTCATCGCGGTAGACGAACAGGATCACGTCTGCGTCCTGCTCAATTGCGCCCGACTCACGAAGATCAGAGGGCACCGGGCGCTTGTTTGGGCGCTCCTCGCACTTGCGAGATAGCTGGCTGAGCAGCACAACAGGAATGCCGAGCTCGCGTGCAAGCAACTTGCATCCGCGACTTATGCCGCTGACCTCTTCAGTGCGATTGCCACCCTCGCCTTCCATCAGCTGAAGATAATCGATCATCAGGATGTCGAGCCCATAGCGCATCTTGTGTCGGCGAGCCATCGAGCGAATGCGGCCTACCGTGGCGCCGGCGCGGTCTGCGATGAACAGGTTTGCGTGCTGGATCTTGCCGACTGCCGCGCACAGTTCCGCCCCGTGGGACTGGCAGGCAGAACCGTTTTTGATGAGGTTGAGCGGAATCTTCCCTTCTGCCGCAGTGGCTCGATCAATGAGCTGGGCCCTGCTCATTTCCAGACTGACGACCAAGGCTGACTTCTTCTGGCGAACCGCAGCGTCCAGCACAAACCCCATGGCGAGCGTGGTTTTGCCCATTGCAGGCCTTCCGGCCACAACGATCAACTGCTCCGGCTGCAGGCCACCCAGTTTCTCGTCAAGGTCAACCAAGCCGGTGGACAGGCCAATCAACGTCTCACCGCGTGCCAGGCGGTCATGCCTCTCCTGCCAGACCTCCAGCTGCTCGGCCATCAGATCACCAGCCTTGACGATCTCATCACCATCGGTGCCAGTGTCGATCGCCATGGCAGCTGCCTGCACGGCCGCGATCTTGTCCTGGATGTCACCCCCACTCTGGGCGATCTCCAGCGTTCGGTCACTCAGGTCATACAGAGCCCGCTCCACGGCGCGCTCCCTGACGATCCGGGCATACTCGCCTGCGTTGGCAACGCTTGGGGTGTTCTTAGCGATCTCAGCGCAATACGCCAGGGCGCTATCACCTGAGGACAACGTGCCCAAGTGATCGGCCACAGTCAGGAAGTCCACGGAGCGACCCGTGGAGCGCACCGACATAATCCCTCGGAAGACTTCGGCATTGTCAGCGAAGTAGAACGACTCCGCCGATAGATCGTCGGAGAGAACGTCGATCAGTTCCGGGCGGAGGAGCATGGCGCCGAGCAGGCTGTGTTCAGCCTCGAGGTTGTAGGGCTCACGCATGGTAATTGCCCTCGACCACCTTCACGAAGTTCGAAGGGGCAATCAGCCAGTCGAACGTCGCCCGGAAGGGTTTGACACCATTCCTGCCGTCGATCTTGCCCATCAGGAAATCACTGCTGGCAACGATGGTGAAGAAATCACGCCAGAACTCAAGGTCCTGGTGGACGGGACTTTCCGCCCAACGCGCCTTGATCTTTGCTGAGCGGTCTTTGTTGATCAGAACCACGCTCGGCAGAGTTGGCAGCAGTTCGTTGAACAGGCCGACGATCTGATCGACTGGTACCGAATTCAACGCCCCGCGCATGCCCGCGGTATCTCCTGACGGTTCCTTGATGGTTCCTTTACGGTTCTGGGGGCACGTGGTGCCGGGGTGAGGGGCATCTAGTGCCGGGGTGGGGGGCATTTCCTGCCGGGGTGCTCCGGCATCTGCTGCCGGGGGGCACGTGGTGCCGGGGTTGTAGTTGGATGGGCTCACGGTGTACCAGGTGGAACGGCCTGTTCGATGGTGAGCAGACAACACTCCAGACTGCTCCAACCAGCGCAAGGCGTTGCGTACGGCACGCTCGGACAGGCAGGTTCGCTCTACGATACGAGCCACCGAAGGCCAGCAGACGCCGTCGTCGTTTGAGTTGTCGGCGAGGGATATCAGCACGGACTTCTGGGCCGGACTCATGCCCTGGAGTGGCCAACAAGCCGTCATGATGATCGTGCTCATGGCTGGGTCTCGCACAGGGACGCGCGCAGGTGCTCCACGCACTCGGCGCGAAATGCATGCTTGGACGCAGGCGCGTACTGGTGTCGGATCATCCGCGCTGCGTTGAGGGCGGCGGATTTGTGGAAAGCTTTCTGGTGCAAAATGGCTACGGGCGCGCTGTTGCTTGCATCCATTGCAGAGTGCATAATCGACCTCGATGTTTGTTGTAGAGAAGCCGCCCTGCCAGGCGGTTTTTTTTCGCCTGCGATTCGACTACTGGATGGATTCGCAGGTGTTTCGGTCATCTACTGGCTCAGTGCCAGCTCGCGGATAATTCGATTCACGACCAGTCGAGACCTAAACCCTTCCATTCAATATCGGGCTACCGCTTTCACAGGCCAAACGGGTACTTCTCCTTGCAGTTGGAACGGGTTAGGCGACGGATTGCTTTGGGCTGTGCTTGCCACTCTCGATCAGCTCACCGTGCATTTGGTCTATCGCAGTCCCGGCTAGGTAGCTCGGGTTGCTGATCTGTCCATTGCGAATGCGGAAGACTGTCGAGATGTCGCATTTGGCTCGCTCTGCAATGGCCTTGTAGGTCATGCCAGAGCCGAGCAATGCATCCAGTTTTTTCGGAAGATCGGTAGCGCTCATGGCTGCCTCCTGTGTAGATATGCACATCATCATGCACTGGTGCATAACTGTCAACGATCCGCTGTATTGCTCTATGCACTGCTGGGAGGCAGCATTGCACCTATGCATAAATCGATAGATAAAATCCTTGCTCAACTGATGGCCAGAGACGGCATCACCCAGATTGAGCTGTCGAGCCGGACAAGCGTCGGGCAGTCGACCATTTCCCGAATTCTCAAGCCGCAGGGCCCAAAAGGGATCAAAGAGCCGACTGACAAGCAGGTGCGACCTCTTGCAGATTTTTTTGGAATCACCACAGATCAGTTGCGAGGCTACGAACCTTTAGGTGAGGCCGAGCCTGAAGCCCAGGGCCGCAAAAACCTATCTACTGCCGAGATCGTTAGGCAGATGCTCGCAAAGCATGGCAAGGGCCTTTCTCTGGATGCTCGGCAGAAAATCGCCGAAGCCATTGAGGAAAAGTCTGCCGAGCAAGCCGCTTCCAATGTCATTGCCGTCGACTTCGTTCGCCCAGGCCTGGTCGGCGATGAGGTGTGGATTGCTCACTACGATGTGCGCGGAGCAATGGGCGATGGTGAAGTAGCTCACGACTTCCCTGAAATGCTGCAGGACATCCGCGTCAGCCCTACTCACCTGCGAGAGATGGGGGTCGAGTTCAAAGAGCATTTTCATCTGAAGCTCATAACGGGTGTCGGTCAGTCCATGGCACCAACCATCAAGAGCCGTGACCCGTTGGTCGTTGACATCAGCATCCGTGAGTTCGTGGGCGACGGGATCTACTACTTCTCCCACCAGGGCCATCAGTACATCAAGCGCCTGCAGAAGAAGGGTCGCGACCATTTCAAGATGATCTCGGACAACACGAATCATCCGCCCGAGGACATCCGGGTTGATGAAACCTACATCCAGGCCAGGGTGCTACTAGTGTGGAATGCTCACCTGGTGTGAACCATAGAAACATCCTCCGGTTCATTGGCAAGGATTTAGCGAGCAGTGCTAGACAGAGACCATTACCGCCATCAAGGAAAAGATATGTCGCGAATGATTACGGCCTTTTTGGCCTTAGCTCTGATCCCCACGGTTTCTCAGGCCGCAAATCTGCACGTGCCGTCCGACTCTAAGGCCACCTACACCATCTTGGCCCGGGATACCTCGGGCAAAGAGCGTACGATCACTACGAAGCGCGTCGGATCAAGTGGCACCTCCTTTTCTCGCCGTCTCTACAACTGTGCAGATCGCACAGTGAAGTATCTTGGTACCGGGGAAACCTTGGAGCAGATGAAGTCCTCCCAGCCTGATCTTCGGATGGGTCCCATTGTGTCCGGCTCCATCGCCGATTACGTCGGCGCAGAAGCTTGCAGATAGGCTGAGCCCCTACCATGACTCTTACTAAAACCAACCAACAGCTGCGCCGCGAGCTCCAAGACCTGGCCAATGACCTGAAATGGTCAGCAGTAGAACTGATGCGCATTGCCGAACGACTGCGCCAGGCCAGAAACGAGCATGACGCCCAGGCTGTGATCAGAATCTGCCAGGTTATGCAGGCTGCGGAGGATCGGTTGGTGGGGTATGGGGATGAGGTGAAGGCGGGGCGGATTGAGCGAAGTAAGGTTTAAGCAATAGCAGGGCCTGTGGGGGGCTGATGGGATGATATGCAAATTGCCCACCACCATTAAATCGTTATAAATCAAACGGATGCGATGAAAAATGGCAAATTTCCCCACCAGCCCACAGGCCCAAATGCCTCTAGCGATTGACGCGCAGGTTGAGATTGATGGCATTGGAATGGGCGTGCTATCGGACGGCACTCCATTTTTGACTGCTCGAGGCCTCGCCAGGCTTTGCGGGATTCAACACACATCGATTCTCGACATCGCGAATGATTGGAAATCTGGTCGGCCAGGGATCTTGAAAATTCATTCGCTGCTTCAAACTCACGGCCTGAGCTACGACGAACCATATACAGCAGTCATGGATAAGGGAACGCTATCGCATGCGTACCCTGACGGCGTTTGCTTGGCTATTTTGGAGTACTACGCTTTCGAAGCGGGCATAAATCGCAAAGACGAAGCCCTGATGAATTTCAGGCTACTGGCAGGCAAAGCCCTGCGCGATTTCATCTATACCCAGGTTGGGTACGACCCGGAGAGCCATGTCCCTGCGCAGTGGAAGCAATTTCACGACAGGATGTCTTTGGTCTATAACGCCGCCCCTGCAGGGTACTTCGGAGTTTTCAAAGAGATTGCTGACATGGTTCTGCATCTTGGGCAAAGCGGGCTCCACATTGATAGCAATTTCGTTCCAGACATCAGCGTTGGCCAGCATTGGGGCAGACACTGGAAAGACAACAATCTTGAACTCCAGTTTGGAGAGCGAAAGAAATTTGCTCACAACTACCCCGAGTACTTCCCTCAAGCTCTATCAAACCCTCAAGAGTCGAACTGCTACCCAGAGGCCGCGCTTGGAGAGTTTCGCAGATGGTTCAGAGAGACGTACATCGGCCAAGGCAAATTTGAGACATACCTCAAGGGGAAAGCAAAAGATCGATCTCTTCCCGTATCATTTGCCCAGCTCGCTATCGCCTCTTATCAAGACCCGAAACTGTTGCAGTGACAAAGAATGGCCCGCCTCGGCGGGCTTTTTCATGCTTCC